TAGGAGAATAAAATGGCAAGTACATACGTAAACGACCTAAGACTTAACGAGATGGCTACTGGTGATGCTAGTGGTACTTGGGGCACAACAACGAATACAAATTTAGAACTGATTGGTAATGCTTTAGGTTATGGCACAGAAGCCATAACAACTAATGCAGATACTCACGCTTCTACAGTAGCAGACGGTTCTACTGATGCAGCAAGAGCTATGTATATTAAATATACAGGCACATTAGATTCAACTTGTACTATTACTATTGGACCTAACACAATGAAAAGGGTTCATATAATTGAGAATGCTACATCAGGCTCTCAATCAATAATTATTAAACAAGGTTCAGGAGCAACGATAACTATCCCAACAGGAGATACTAAAGTTGTTATGTTAGACGGAGCAGGAAGTGGTGCAGCAGTAGTTGACGCTTTTGCTAGTCTGAGCGTAGTAGATTTAAAAGTACAAGACGATTTAACCGTAACAGATGATATGACAGTCGGTGGTACTTTAGGCGTAACAGGTATAGTCACATTAACTGATGATCTTATTATTGGTGACGGCAAAACAATTGGTACTGCTTTAGATATTGAAGGCAATATAGATGTAAATGCCGATTTAGATGTAAATGGAACTTCTAACCTAGACGTAGTAGATATAGATGGTGCTGTAGATATGGCTTCTACACTAGCAGTAGCAGGAGTAGTAACAGCCAACGCAGGTGTAGTAGTAGATAACTTTACTCTTGATGGAACTACTCTGGCTTTAAGCTCTGGTGACTTTACCGTTGACGTTGCAGGTGACATTATTCTTGATGCTGATGGTGGAGTGATTAGATTTAAAGATGCTACTACAGAAATAGGTGTGATTGCTAACAACAGCACTAATTTAAAAATTCAATCATCAATACAAGATAAAGACATACAATTTTTCGGCAATGATAATGGCTCAGCAATAACAGCTCTTACCCTTGATATGAGTGCGGCAGGTAAAGCACTATTTAATTCAGGTGCAGCTTTTGCTGGTAATGTAGATTTTGCAGATAATGCTAAAATAGTGCTGGGTGCTGGAGATGACGGTTTTCTTTATAGTGATGGAACAAACATCCTACTAGACGTAGCAGGAGATATCATCCTTGATGCTGATGGGGATGAAGTATTCTTTAAAAGAGGTGGCGTTGCAGGTGGCAGAATTCTTATGGCATCTGCCATGTTTGCTATTGGGTCACAAGAA